TATCACCAGACATATGTGCCTGAATCATTTTAATTGCCTTATTTGCAACAAATCCTGCAAAAAGTGCCATGAAAGCATCACCTAACCTGCCTAGTATACCTTTTACACTTTTTCCGACTGCTTCAACAGGTTTAAGTAAACTTTTACCAACTGATTTACCTACACGTTCTAAAAGTCCCTCCTTTTTCTTTTTTTTATCTTTTTCATCATCTATCTTTTGTTGTCTTTGATCTTCTCTTTGATTTTTCTTTTCTTTTTCAGCGTCTCCAATTAAAATTTTTGATACTTTCTGTATATTCAATTTAACAATATTTTTTAATATTGTAATTTTTTTAGAATTATTATCTACTTGTTTTATCAATCCAGATATCAATTTATCTTTTGGTTCAACTCCACCAGGTGCATCACCTCCAATATTTTCATCATCAGCTTTTACTATAGCACCAAATTTTGCAAGAGGTTTCCCAATTTTGCCTACTTTTGCTAAATTTGGACTCGTTCTACCAAAAACATTACCAGCTTTTATTCTTCTCCTTTTAAATACTCCAATTCTTTCTTTTTTTGTTAAATATCTTCCTGTAGATGGATCAACACCAGTATCCGCAGCATCCAAATTTGGATTACTGAGCATATTTTTCGGAACTTTGGAAATGTTAGATGCCACTTTGTTGTTTGTTCTTTAGATTTTCTTCTTCAATATATTGTTCCAAGAGAGTGATATATACATCTTTTTCCCATGGAATCATATTTTCAATCTCTGTTAATGAGTATTTATGATGTTGCATCAAGGCGAAATTAATTTTATAGTATGACTCTAAACTAGTATGAGCCATACCTACTCGAAAAAAGACGATAACCCTTCCAAAACAACTTCGTTTTTAACTTTTGTTTTTGGATTTACCACTTTTAGTGTATGTGTCAATTTAGGCATTGTGTCAAAGAATTTTTCGATTTCTTTAAATTGTTTTGAACTTAATTGATCTAAAAATTCAGTCATTTCTTTCTTTGTGCAATCAGCAGATGTCCAAGATTCCTCTTCATTGTATATCTGATCGATACATGAAATTATTAAATCAAATGATTCTTCAACTCCAATTCCACCTTCTAAATCAAAATTATTTTTTACAAATTCTGATAATGATGGATACCTCATTCTCATAACCAAATTTTCATCCAGTTTAATATCTTTATTATGTTCTGGATTTTTTTGAATTTTAATCTCATCAAGTGGAATTATCACAGGAACTTGTGTTTCATCATCATCAGGACATGTTATAAGAACTTCTACGTTTTCACCAACTGACTTACCTCTTATATTTAAAAAGAGATATTCAATATCAAAAGTAGAAAGTTTATCGACTTTGATTCCCCTTGTTAAGATGCAATTATTAATTACAGATTTAATAGCATTCGTTATCTGTTTCTGATCTTCAGACTCCATAGCTATGATCAAAATTTTCTCTTCTTTAACTAAAAATGGTCGATATTTTATTTTTCGATCAGAAGAAGGTAAAACTAACTCATATGTAGGTGTCGCAATTTTTGGTAATGGCATAATGTTTATAGCACTTCAGTATTTTTATTTATAGCACTTTTTGAAAACCCTACAGACCAAAAATTTTACGGAGTTTTTTTTGCCCGATTTTTGGAATTAAAAGTCAATTTTCGTTTAGATAAGAGCTAATGATGAACGAAGATTCTCACTTCTTCCCCTATTAAATGATAAACTTGTCTCCTTTCCTGCAATATATCTCTCATAACTGAATGTAACACTTGCTCGTAATACATCAGAGCTACCATATTGAACTGGTGTAGATGAGAAATTAATTGGGAATAGTCCAAAGAAAGTATACTCGATTTCTGAACGATAGTCAATATTGAACTTTACAATTTTTGTTTTGTCACACTTGTATCCTGAATCTCCACGAGGATATCTCATGCGATAGAAGTAACCTAAATCTCTTTTATCAACAGCACCGTTCTTTTCAGAACCACTTGCAATGTAATCTATCCAATGCTCAAATAATTTAATCATCTTATAATCTTTATCAACGTAAAATTCAAGTGTTAACTCTGTAAATATTCTTGAGTGTGCAAACTTTTCTTGAACACCTGTAAAATTACCAAAAATATCACTTGTTCCTAGTGAACTGCCAGGTATGGATGCAGAACTACATAACAAACCTGCATTTTCTGTAATAAATCTCCTGTTAACTCCTTTTGTTCCAAGAAATCTAAAAAGGTCTGATGATAACCCATCAAAAAACACCTGATAATGAGATGTTTGCGCTACATTCGTCAGTATTGGTTTTATATCAGCTATTTTCTTAGGACGAACCATCTAAATACTTTATATTTTATCTTATATCTATTTAGATGTCATATAAGGGAAGATATAGACCATCAAATCCAAAAAAATATAAAGGTGATCCCACAAATATAATTTATAGGTCACTTTGGGAAAGAAAATTCATGGTCTATTGTGATAATCATACTAAAATACTTGAGTGGGGGAGTGAAGAAATTGCACTTCCGTATCGTTCACCCATCGATAATAAGGTACACCGATACTTTCCTGACTTTTATATTAAAGTAAAGGAATCAAATGGTAAAATAAAAAGATATATTATTGAGATCAAACCAAAAAAACAAACGATAGAACCAAAGGTAAAAAAAAGAAAGACGAAGGGATATATCTATGAAGTATATGAGTATGCAAAGAATCAAGCAAAATGGAAGGCAGCAAAAGAATTTTGTAAAGATCGAATGTGGGAGTTCAAAGTGTTAACAGAAGACGAACTAGGTATTAAGAAATGAACAGTTACCCAACCGATGATAATGCTAACCGTGTGAGATCGGTGGTTGATAATCTTATTGGAACTGAGGAAGCTGATGATATCATGATAGAATTGATGGATACTTTAACCAGTACTTCCACATCATCTCCAAGTGCTGGAAAATATTATGTGTTTGTATATAATGCCAAAACTCCTAACATACAATTCGATTCTAATCCATTAGTGGCAGTAACCGACGTATTTGAGTGGGGTTTCCGTGGCATCAATCTACACATCGGTCAATATCGAAATTATACCTATAACGAACTGGTTGGGCAGTTGTATGAAGTTAATCCTGATGAACTCTCAGATGTAAGAGAGTTACCTTTTGTAAATATCACGCTAAATAACTAAAAAACAATAATGGCAAAGGGAAACAAGAGAAAATTTGGTAGTTTTAGATATCCGATAGCAAGGTTAGAGAATGATAGTGATTATCTTGAAATAAAAGTTGTTGAATATCAACCACCAGGATTTGACACGGTTAGCACTGGATCAGGAAGTGGTCTTAGATTACAGACAAGTTCAGAATCACTCAAAAAGAATAAAGAAAATATATTAGGAACAATTTTACTTCCAGTTCCAGAGTCAGTTACCGACTCAAACGGTGTAACATGGGGAGAAGATACTTTGAATGGACTTGCTGCAACTGCACTAGGAATTGCCAACGATGTAATAACTGCAAATAGTGTTAAAGATGCAGTACAAGAAGGAGGAGACCGTGCAGGTGATGCCGTAAAACAATTGGTAAATGACAAAGGATCAATATCCGCAATCAATAGTATATTTGCATCTGCAGCGGTCAATGCACTCGGTGGAACCACATCCCCAGAAGGTATTCTCGCCAGACAATCTGGATCTATTTTGAATCCCAACATGGAATTATTGTTTGGTGGTGTTCAGTTAAGAACTTTTAGTTTTGATTTTGACTTTGCACCTAGAGATCCAAGAGAAAGTAATGAAATCAAAAAAATAATTCGTGCATTCAAAGTAAGTATGAATGCAAAGAATGGATCAACAGGAGATGATCCATCCAGTGGATTATTCATTAAATCACCAGATATATTTCAATTAACATACAAAACTGGAGGTAAAAATCACGAATTCTTACACAAATTCAAACCTATGGCACTGCTAAACATGGCAGTCAATTATACTGGTGCAGGAACATATGCAACCTATGACAACACTGCTCCTATTCATATGAAAATGAATTTAACACTTCAAGAGTTAAATCCAATCTACTCCGAAGATTATGAAACAGAAGAAGGTAAGGAGGGCACAGGATTCTAATGGGATATTTTAGAGAACTACCAAATTTACAGTATCAATCACCATACACAAGTCGCATCTCAAGTTCGACTTATGTGACTGCAAAAAATATATTTCGTCGTATGAAAATACGTGATGACTTAAAAAGTGTTTTTAGTGTTTTTGATAAGTATGAAATTGATGATGGTGATAGACCAGATACAGTTGCCAGAGACTTCTATGGAAAATCAAATTTAGATTGGGTAGTTTTAATTACTGCAAATATAATTAATGTTCGTGATGAATGGCCATTGTCTGACAAAGAAGTGTATGATTTTACCGTATCAAAGTATGGTTTGACAGAAGTAAACAATATAAAACATTATGAAACTAAAAAAATTACAAACAGTCGTGGAGTTGTAGTTCTGCGTTCTGGAGAAATTGTTGATGCTGGTTTTACTATAAATTACTATGATGGGGGAGATATAACAACAACTCCATCAAATACAGTCAGAGGTGTATCTAATTATGAATATGAAGTTAGAGAAAATCAAAAGAAAAGATCTATAGACATTCTTCGTCCAGAGTATTTACAACAATTTTTAAATGACATAAGAAATGAGATGACCTATAAGAGATCATCTCAATTTGTAAACGATAAATTAATTCGAACAGAAAATACTAGAATAACTAATTAATTATTCTTCTGCAAGTTTTGCAAAGTATGACAGTGCATCATCATCATCTTCGTT